TAATATGTCTTATAGCTCATCTGGTTATGATGCGTTTTTAGATGCGATGGAAGATTTCTTCGCTCCTGAATCTGGTAATAGTGGTAATAAACTAGTACTAGCTTCAAGAAAAGTTATCACTTACTTAAACAAGCTTGGAAGTGGTTCTTTCTTAAATAACACTGTAGGTTCATCTCAGTATTCTTTAGATGTTGCTACAGTACCTGGTGCTTTTGGACATCAAGTAACAATGGTAAATACTATTTTTGGTAATTTACATTTTGTTCAAGAGCCATTATTAAGAGGACTTTGGGAAGACTACTGTGTATGCGTTGATATGAAAAACGTATCATACAGACCGCTTCAAGGTAATGGAATAAGTCGTGACACCTTTATCGAAACTAACATTCAAGGAAATGCAACTGATGGAAGGAAGGACCAAGTAATCACTGAAGCTGGATTAGAGATTAGTGTTCCTGAAACTCATGCAATCCTTAAATTTAGTTAGGAGGTTTAGTTATGGCAAATCAAAGTAATCTTGCTATAGGTGGAATTGGTGCGGACCCTTCGGGGTCCCATCCAACTGGGCAATTGGATAGATATTGGAGAGAAACAGTTGATAATGCTTCAGTAAAATATTCAGCAGCTCAAGGATTGGATTTGTTTGAAGATAATGTTATAGAGGCTTTATTAACAGGTGCTGTTGGTACGTACTATTCTAAACCATTAAAAGTCAGTTTTTCCCCTGGATTAAAAGTAGATATTGGAGATACTGGTAACGCTGAATGCGAAGCTGGTGCTCAATGGTATAATTCAAAGGATGACTTTATTAGTGGAGCTCCAGGTAGCGCAAGTAGTAGTACTGGCGGTGAATGGCTTGGATGGCATAGTCCTGACCAAAACTATAGTGCTGCAATGATAAGCCCATTTGAAAATACTGATGATGATATAATGCATAAAGGCAGTCAAATAAGGATTGCTGTTATTATAACTTCAGCAGCAGGTTCAAGTGTATCGGCTATTCAAGACTATCTAGACATTGTTAGTGCTTCAATGTACGTTTGGAAGCCTATTGATATGGAAGCTGAGTTTAATCAGCCATTATCATCGATTGGCGGCATTGGTGCTGACCCATCATAGTAAGTAGTTTAATTAATCGTAGAGGGGCCTTGCGCCCCTTTACACAACAAGGAGAAAAATGTCAAATAAGTATTTAAATATAGAAGAAGCAGGCATAACTCGAACTATCTCCATGGACAATAAGTCTAAAAAGCGAATAGAAATAAGAGTTAGGCCTGATATTTCAAGTGTAACATATGGTCCTGATACAGTGCTATGTGATTGTTTTAAACTGGAAAATGCAGCTGGTGTAAACGGAGGTATAACTAAATTAGTTAACTTAACCATTTGCAATGAAAAGATTACAGCAACAGAAAAAGATTTTAAATTTCTATTTTCTAAAAATCAACAAAATATGAGAACAGACCAAGTTTATAATGGTACTAATAAAGGTGATTTATCTACAGCTCAAATACAAGCTATGGATATAGTTGGTATGACAGAAGTAGATATGAGTGAAAATTCAATGGATTTAGGTGATAATGGTATGATTTTTACTGGTGGATTTAATGTTAATCATAGTATGGCTGAAGTAACAATGCAGACAGCTGAAGATTCTCAAGATTTATGGTGTAATATTACAGCTGGATTAGCTACTACAGTTTTAGCAGCAGGAGAATGGGAATTAGTGTTTGTCTTTGAATATAAAGATTAAGGCGGTATAAATGGCGAATATAGGAGAAAGAATAGAGGAGTTAATAGGAACTGACTATAACGTTATTCCTGTTAATAGCGTTACTGATTTAATAAATGCAGCAATAGCTGAAATTGCAGATTCATTACCTTCTGAGTTACTATTAAAGTATATACTAAGTCCTACTGATGTTAGTGAAATGACAACTAGCGATTTTGATGACGTAGAAGGTAGAAAAATATTATTAGTAACAAGAGAATTAAACTCTAATGCAAATGCTCCCACAAGAGAGTGTAAAGCTGTTCCATTGCAAGAATTTAATAGATGTTTAGATGAAAACAGTCTTTATGAAGCAACTAAATATTCTCCTGTGTATGCTTATATTCCTGGTGGCGTTGCTGGAACTTCTATAAACGTAGCTCCAGCACCAGATGTAAATGAAAAGGGATTTGTCTATACTTTTACTTATCCTACTTCTGACCAGACTTTAAATGATTTCATAGGGGGTTTTCCTCCTGAAACTACACAAGCTGTAGTTTTAAAAGCGTCAATAAATATTTTACAAAGTTATATAAGTGATTTTGTTCAAGAAGAAGAAGACTCTGAATTACAAGGTATGCTAGAAGGACAAAAAGCTAGCTTAGAAAAATTGTACCAAACAGAAATGGGTAGATATATTGAGCCAGATTCTACTCCAAGGGGAGAATAATGAAAGCTAGAGAAATGATAGAATTAATACAACAACATCACCCTCATATAGGTGAAAAAGAAGCTATTAAAATATTAAATAGAGCTAAGGATGACTTTTGTGCTAAAACAGAAATAGTTAAAGACTCTTACACATCAACTACTGTAGCTAATCAAAGGTATTACTCTTTAGATAATAAAGTTTTAAAAATACTAAATATATGGTTAAATGATATTTTAATACCAATGTTAGTTGGTAAACCAATAATAGATGATGATGAAAGCGAGACAGCATAATGAGTCACGATAGAATACAAAGAGCTTGGTATGTAGACAAATTAAATAGAATAGGTATAGTTGAAAAAGCTAATAAAACAGTTTCTAAAGATGGTTATACTTCTGATTGGCAATCTATTTCAGAAGTTAAAGATATAAGAATGTATACAATATCAAGAGATGATGATTTGACTATTGATAACTTAGATTTAAGTTGGACTCAAATACCGAATCAATTTCACGAAACTATTATTTATAAAGCTATAGCAACAGGCTATAAAGACCCTAGAAATATGGAATTAAAAGCAGCTCAATACTTTGACCAAGAGTATGCTTTAGGTGTTAAAGAAGCTAAGAAATATTCCAAATCTAATTATCAAACAACTGGTCAAATAAAACAACAGGATTTTTAATGACAACATCATGGACAAATGAAAACTCAGGAACAGTAGCAACTCAAGGGAATACACTTGAAGGAGAAAGCCTTACAGTTACAGGACCAATATCTGCTGGTTCAACTGTAAATGGCTGGACAATGAGTGGGTCTGGCTTACTTGAAGCTCCTGAAGGAGCAACTTACATGAGTATTATGAGTGAATTAAATTGCACAGAAAACGTTAAGTTTTACGGTACTATTGGTTCAAGTGGTAATAGCACTCTAATGGGCTTTGCTGATGATGGTGTAACTATACAAAATGCTTTTTTAGTGGTTCAAAAACACTTGACTGTTGGAGATGGTGGTAGCGGTGATATTGAATATATAAGAATGTTTTCCAAAGACAACACAGCCTCATATCTATTTGTAGCAAATGATGGTACATTAAGAATTAGTAATGCTATTCCAACAGCAGATGGTGATGGAGCTCCTGTATAATGACTATAGAAGAAAGAATTGAAAATTTAAAAAAACAAAAAGAAATTGCAAAAGAAACATATTTAAAATGCCAAGGAGCAATAGAAATATTAATGGAAATGTTAAATCAAAAATCTAAAGACTAATGGACTGGTTAGAATTATTAGAAAGATATGGGGTACCTTTAGTAGTAGCCGTTGCTTTTTGGATGTTTATACAAAAGCAGAACAATTTTATTCAAAATGAGCTTCAAAAAGAATTAAGAGAGTCTTTTGGTAGAGTAGAAAATATATTAGTCAAATTAATAGACCAACAAAAGAAAATGCAGTTAGAGCAAAAAGGTATTGAACAAAGTTATAGAACTTTAGTAGAAGTAATAGCAAAGTTATCGGGAAATGGTTTAAGGGAAAAATTTTTAAGGATGCAAGAGAGAAATGACAACAAAAAATACTAAAGAAGATTTAATAATATCTCATTTAGAGTATATTAGAACTAGA